GGCGGTAGGTCTGGTTGTTCTCGCGCACCACGTCGGTGACGATGGTCTTCATGCCCATGTAGCCCCAGCCGTGGCGCTGGAAGCGCGCGATGGCGTCGGCGTGGAACGGGTAGACCGTCTGGAAGCCGAAGCCCGTCATGCCCTTCGGCACGATGCGGTCCTTCACGTGCACCGCGGCCAGGCGACCGGGCTGCAGCACGCGCATGAGCTCGGGGATCAGGAAGTCCATCTGCTCCCAGAAGTGCGCGTTGTTGTCGGTGTGGCCGAAGTCCGCGTAGTTGGGCGAGTACTCGTACTGGGTCGAGAACGGGATGCTGGTGAGGATCAGGCCCGCGTAGTTGTCTGGCATGCGTCTCAGCTCGCGCACGCAGTCGTCGTTGACCAGGGTGTAGCGCTCGCCCTTGACCTCGATACGCTCGGCCACGCCCATGGCGCGCGTCAGGGTCTGGGCCATGGCGGCCTGCGACAGGCCGAATTCCTTGATGATTTCGCTCATACGCTGCATCAGCTCCTTGTGCTGTGCCCAGCGTCGCTCCAGCTCGCGCCGGACCTGGCGCTCGGCCTCGGTGTAGATCAGGTCGATGCGCACGCGCCGCTGCTGCAGGAAGCGGTGCAGGCGATGGATCGCCTGGATGAAGTCGTTGAACTTGAAGCCGATGCCCAGGAAGATGGCCCAGGCACAATGCCGCTGGAAGTTGCAGCCGCTGCCCAGCATCACGGGCTTGCCCGCGAGTTCGCGAATGCGGCCCTCGGAGAAGCCCACGATGGCCGCGGCCTTGTCGTCGTCATCCTGGCTGCCGTAGACGCTCACCACGTCGGGGATGGCGCGCTCGATCGCGGCGCGCTCTGCCTCGAGGTCGTGCCACAGGATGCGGTGCTCCTCGGGCGCCTCGGCGCGCAGCTCCATCATCTTGGCCACGCGCGCCGGCAGGCTCTCGCGCTTCTCGCGCGCGGCCTCGATGATCCCGATGGCCTCTTCCTTGAACATCAGGCCCTGGCCGGCGAAGTTGGTACCGGCGGCGGTGTGATCGCTCGGGATCTCGTGCCAGCGCACGTCGAGCTCGGGCATTTCGTAGCCCTCGTCGCTGTAGCCCAGGTCCGAGGGCTTCTGAACGAACAGGCCCCAGGACGCGCACCACAGCCAGAACTCGCGCTCCTTGTGCGGATGGATCGTCAGCTCGTCGGCCTTCTCGCTGTTGCGCTTGAAGAAGCGCGTCTTGGCCTGGCTGACATCCATGATGCCCAGGAAGGCGGCGTAGGCCAGCAGTTCGACGTACTCGTTGGGGCTGGGCGTGGCCGTGGCCACGAACCGGTACCGCACGCCCGCGCTGCGCACGCGCGCGTCCAGCGTCTTGTAGTCGCCGGCGAACAGGCCCATGAACTCGCGGAAGGTCTTGGTGCCGCCGAAGCCGCGCAGGCAGGCCGCCTCGTCCAGGCTGGCCACGGTGAACGCGCGCGGGTCGAGCTTGCCGTCGCGCACCGTCTCGTAGTTCGTGAGGTAGATGCCCTCCGGGTCATCGACCTCCTCGATGCGACGGATGAACTTCACCCGGATGCCCAGCAGCGCGGCGTCGCGTTCGAACTCCTGGCGCACGCCGAGCGGGATGACGATCAGCGCCATGCCGTCCGCTTTAGTGCGCGTGATGCGCACCACCTCGAGCTGTATCAAGGTCTTGCCCAGGCCGAAGGCTGCGAAGATGCCGCGCTGCCCACCACGTACGGCCCAGCACACCATGGCGACCTGGTGCGGCTTGAGCAGCGGGTTCACCTCGTGCGGTTCGCACGGGAAGCCCCGCGCGTCAGCCATGGTGACCTTCGCGCGCAGAAACTGCTGGTAGGCGTCGGCAGGGGCTTCTCCCGTCATGGCGAACCCCTCTCGCCCGGCGCCAGCAGCCAGGTGCGAATGCCGATCGCGCTGGTGATGGCGAACACGCTGTGCTGTGCCACCAGCGCCCAGTGGCCGAACAGCGCGCCGAACGCGATCCAGCCAACGTTGCTGGCCAGCCAGAGCACCCAGGCCCAGCCGGCCCATCGCGACCTGGTGGCCAGCAGCAGCGCGCCGGTGATGCCCAGCGCGCCCGAGGCGAGTTCCAGCAGGGCTTGGGCGCTCATAGGCTCATCACCTCGATGTCGTGTGGCTGGCGCTTGCCCGCCAGAATCTCGCGGATGCGCCGCTCGGTGAGCGCGTGGGCCTGTACGGCCTGGCGGTGCGAGATGACGTCCAGCAGCTCGGCGTAGTCCGTCAGCACCGCACGCACGGCCTGAATGCCGGGCGCGTCCAGGCGCAGTGCCATGCCGCCGCGGTAGCGCCGGCCAGCGCCGGCCAGCGCGCTCACCGCGTCCTGCAGCAGACCCTGCGGGTCCTCGGCCAGGCCCATGGTGCACACCAGGGTCTCCATCAGGTTCACGGCGTCGCTGCATACGCGCCAGTCGTCCAGGCTGGGCTCTGGGTCGCGCTCCAACGCGGCCAGGCCTTCCCACATGCGCGTGAGCTGATGTCGGCGCTTCTCCGCAGGCATCGGTGCGCTGTCGCTTGCCATGAGCACATCCAGCAGTCGGTAGGTCAGGCCCGGCGCGGTTCGCCTGGTGCGGCGGCGCTTCATTCGGCGGGCTCCTCTTCGGTGTTGATCGGCTCGCCGTCTTCGCGCGCCAGGTCCTCGGCCACCTTGTCCCGCACGGCCAGCAGATCGATGCCGTAGGTGCCCAGCACCGCGGCCGCGTCTTCGTTGTGTGGGTAGCTGGTCAACACCAGTTCCAGCGAGGCCATGGCGATCAGTTGGCCCAGTGCGTCGGCGTCCATGGCCAGCACCTTGTCGCGCACCACGGGCCAGACATCGGCCGCCGCCTCAAGCTCTTCCGTCCAGCCCAGGTAGTCCTTCATGCGCGGCAGCGCTTCGTCGGACATGGGTTGGGCGAGCAAGGCCAACGCGGTGCGGCGCAGTTCTTCCTCGTTGCGCTGGCCGGTGCGGATCAGGTCAAAGGCCGTGATCAGCGCAGCGCGGCGAACACCGCTGTCGCGCCAGGCCTTCTCTTCGGGCGGACACGTGTCCAGGGCGAAAGGCGTGCGCACCGGCGTGCTGGCATCGTCGTCATCCTCGTCGTCCGGCATCAGCTTGTCGGCCAGTGAGTCCGGAATCACCCTCACCGCTTCGCAGGTGTGAGGATCGATGAGCACCACAGGCTTGGGCGCCTTGCGGCCCAGGCCGCGCAGCGCATCACCGAAGGTCTCCTCGCGTTCCTGGCCATCGTCGCTGGTGACCACGCGCATCACGTCGTCCACACGCGTGTAGCCGCTGAGGAAGCTGCTAAACGGCGAAGGCCGCGCGGCGCGGGCTTCCTCGTCGCTCAGCACCTTCAGCCCTTCGGCCTCGGCCTTGCTGCGCACCACGGCCACGTGGGCAGCCTTCTTCGCGGCGAAGCAGCCCTCGTCGGTGCAGCTGTCGGTGGCGTGCTCGGCGTCGCCGAACAGATCCTGCGCGGTGCTCGTGCGCTTGGGGCAGCCGCTGCAGGCGCCGGCGGCCGGCACGAGGCTCGCGTCCTCGATGTCGAACACCGCCTGCGCCAGCTGCGTGTTGAAGCGGGAATAGAGCGCCGTGGCGATGGCCCGAAACGGCGCGGGTTCGCCATTCACCGCCTGGCTCTTGATGTATTCCACCACCGCGGCCTGGCGCTCGGCCGGGTAGCGCGCCACCAGCAGGCCGGTGCTGCGGCCCAGGTGGCCGTCGTACATGGCCTCGCGGCTCTCCGGCGTCAGGTCCAGCAGCTTCATGGCCTTGCGCACGTAGCTTGCGCCCTTGCCGCGGCCGATGCGGTCGGCAATCTGCTCCACCGTGTAGCCGAGCTTGTCGCGCAGCAGCGCAAAGCCCTCGGCCTCTTCCATCGCGTCCAGGTCCTCGCGCTCGATGTTCTCCACCAGCTGGATCTCGAGCACGGCCTCGTCACTGAGCTGGCGCACCAGCATCGGCATGGTGGCCAGCTCGGCAATCTGTGCCGCGCGCCAGCGGCGCTCGCCGGCCACGATCTCGTAGGCCGGGCGCGGCTCAAGCTGGCTGGTTTCTTCCACGCGCGCCGCCGGCAGTGGGCGCACCAGAATCGGCTGGGCGATGCCGTGGGCGCGCACGCTGGTGGCCAGCGCGTTGAGGCTGTCGATGTCCAGGCCGCGGCGGCGCCGCGGGTTGGTGGGGCTGTTGATGGCCAGTAGCGGCGCCGCCTCCACGAACTCGGTGCTGCGCTGTGCGGCGCCCGTTGCCGGCGCGGCAGCTGCTGCCACGCCGGTGCCCTCGTGCGTCGGCAGCAGCTCCAGGTCTTTCAGGTCGAACACCTTGGCCTTCTTGCTGCCGCCAATGACCACGGTGTAGGCGCCCAGCGGCGTCTGGCCAGTGATCTCGCCGTACTTGCCAGCCCACATGTGCGGGCTGCCGCTCATCATGTCGGTGGCTTCCAGGCTGATGCGCACCTGGCGGCCGATCAGATCGGCCTCGGGCTGGTGATGCGCCTGGTGGTCGGCCTGCGCGGCCACGGTGGATTCGTCGTCAGACATGGCGGGTCTCTCGGGTGGTGGGGTTGAGGGCGGTGATGCGGCCATCCGGCCAGTGCAGGTTCGTGCCCACTCGGCTGGGCAGCCGGTAGGCGTCCATGGCTCCCGGGCGTGAGCTGGGCGCGGAGAGCTCAAGGCCCTGGTAGTTGTCCGCGTTGCGTGCGGCGCGCAGTCGGTCGGTGTCGCTGCGCTTGCGGCGGATCGATTCGCCGGCCAGCTTGGCGCGCCCGCGCGGGGTGATCGCGTAGCGCACGTCCTTCGTTGTGTGGTCCGCGTCGATGTGGCCGAGGTAGCGCAGGTTGCTCAGCGTGCTCACAGGCAGCTGGCCTAGGGCGGCAGTGATCTCGGCACGCGTGCGCGCGCCGTGCATCTGCAGGTGCCGCAGCACGTCGGTGGTGATGGGCGATGCGACGCCTTTCATGGCATGGGTGTCCTTCAGGGATGCGGAGGAGGGGAATCAGTCGTCGTCGCGGTCGCCGGCGGCGGCGCGCTTCAGGTCAACCAGGCGCAGACCCAGAAAGGCGGTGGGTAGCGCGCCGGTGTGCTTTGGCGGCACGTAGGGCAGAACAAGGCGGCCGCGCGGCGGCGGTGGGCACGGGGCCATGCGGCGCGGGCGCTTCGCCAACGTGCGGGCGTAGCCCATGAGCAAGTTGGCGCGGGCCGCGTCCTGCATGGTCTCGGCCAGCGTGCTCGGCCAGGACGGTTGGCGCAGTGCGCGCCACGCGGCCTCCAGGTGCTCCTCGGCCACAGGGCTCAGTGCTTGGGTGGCCATGGCTCAGCTCGCCACACAGTGGGTCACCACCAGGCCGACCATCACGATCAACAAGCCGAGGTACGCACCCCAGAAAATCCGGAACGCGCGCGGGTCCTTGTCGCACGGCGGTTGCGCCTGTTGCTCGTCACGCTCTACCTGTTCGCCGCTCACTTCGGGTGTGGCGGCCCTGCGGCAGGCGCCCAGGTGGCCCGAATCCACGCGGTGCAGGCTTGTGGGCTCCATCAGCACCACCTCCAGAACGGAGCGAGCGCCTGGCGCCAGCGGGCAGGCTGGTGGGCGGTTCGTCGGTCGAGCAGCGCTGTCTGCAGCCGTTCGGCTTCCTTGCCGATCTCGCGCGGGGGTGGCACTACGTGGGCGGCGCCGATGGCCACGCGGCCGGTATGCACCACGTCGCGGCCGGCCATGCGCACGATGCGGATGGTGTGCTGGGCGTTCTTCATGCCAGCACCTGGACGGCTTTTGTGCCATGCCAGCAAAGCAGCAACTGGCCACGCCGAACGACGTGAACGAGCCATTCATCGCGGCGCATCGTGATGGCCGTGTGTGCGCTGTTCAACGCACGCGAGTAGGGTCCTTCCTTGAGCTTGAGAAACTTCTGGAAGAGGAGAGCGGCCGCCAGGTCGTCTTCCAAGACGCCGCGGAGAAGGAGCATGGAGCCATAGACCGGATGTGGTTCGTAGCGACCAACCGGCTTTGTCATCGCCTCGACGCTCGGCAGGGGCGCGGTTGTGCATTGCGCGCTCATGCTGCACCGCCCTTCTGCTCCTCGCGCAGGGCATGCCGCGCGCTGTCGTCAATAGCAAAGCCGGCGCGGCGCAGCCTGGCACGTTGCTCGTCTTCGGGGATGGGCAGCAGCTCAAGGCCGGCGAAGTCGCTGATGGCCTCAGCGGCCTCCTCGCCCTGCAGCTCGCGCACCTCCATCGCGGCGTTGATGGCCTGGGCGCTCGCTGTGCCCTCGGACAGCGTGGCGCCGGTGGGCTTGGCGGCGCGTTCCATCACTGCACCGCCTCGAAGCTGAGTTCGGACACGCCGTCCTCGATGCGCTCCACGGCGGCCACGACACCGTGCACGCTGGCCGCAGCCAGCAGCTCGGCGGCGTTGGCGTTGGGCGCCTGCAGGCGGATGGAGGGCAGGGCGCCCGATTCACAGGGCTGGGGGATGCCCTGGCTGTCCTTGGGGTGGTAGTAGCAGCGGTAGCTGCGGCTGTCGGCGGATGTCTGCACCTGTTTCTCCTCGGCCCGGGGGACCGTGGAGAAATATTACCGGCGCTTGTTCTTATGTGCAATAGCGCCGCAAATATTTGTTCAGATGTCGCGGGATTCCAACAGCGGCACTAATGCCGCAGAGGAAGAAAAGGCCGCGAAAAGCGGCCTGAATTCATGGGGCTGGTCGATGAGTTCAGCGGCCGTCGTCCTCAAAACGAGCGTCGACAGTTGCCGAATTCGCACTGGTAAGTCCAGCGCTCGCCGTTGGTGCATGTCACGTGGTACTGCTCGAAGCCCGGGCCTGTACCAGCCAGCGACATTCGTGGCGATGTGCTGCAGGCCTCTGCTCGTGCTGTCTTTTCCGCCACGTACAGGTCTCGGCAGGGCAGTGTGCCGCACGCGGCTGCCATCGGCTCTGCGGTGGTCGAGTTACCGGTCACGCCGGGCACTGACGAGGTGCTTGTCGAGGGAGTTGCAAGACCCGCCTGCTGCGGCTGGGCAGGGGTGGCCGGGGAGGCCGCGACCGCCGCCTGCATGTAGGGAGAACCGCCCGGTGGATTGGGGTTTGCCATGACGCTTCCATCGAGTGTGCGGTATCCGCGGCCCGCCATGCAGTTGATCATCACGCGCTGCTGCTGGCCAGCCGCTCTCGCCTCGGCTCCCGATAGGCCCGCAAAGCCACCGACCATGGCACTCTGCTGGTTCTGGTAGCTGTTGCCACCCAGCAGAGCAGATGCAATCCCCACGATCAGTGCACCCCCCAAGGCGCCTGCCATGGCCTGGTTTTGGCGGTCAACGATGCCCGCGAACTGGCGGCATTCGCCCAGGTCGGCGCTGTAGCGCGTGAAGTCGACCCCCTTGGTATCGATGATCGGGGTGTACTGCTCACCGTAGCCGGCGCCCGGTGTGTTGGGCGCCGTCTGGCATCCGGCCAGAACCAAAGTCATCGCCAACGTGGCGAAAGCGGTCCTTTGCATTGGTGTCCTCCCTGCAACTGTTCAGGCCTTGCAGCCTACAACAGGTAACACTTGGGGTCTATTCCGCTGGATGGTTCGGGGCGCGTGTTGTGAAGTCGTCAACACTCATGCCGCCTTGGTTACAGCCGGGCACCCATCCACAGTGCGCGCCCGATGATCTCAAAGCCCGTCTCGTTTTCGTGGACAAACATGTCGCGGTACATGTCGCGGTCGGGGTTGTCACTCAGCACGGTGACACCGTCCGGGTGTTTCACCAGTCGCTTGACGAACAGCTCGTCGTCGAGGCGGAAGGCATAGATCTCGCGGTCGATCACCTGCTTGGCGCTGGTGCTGACAAGAATCACTGCCCCATCGCGAATCGTGGGCTCCATGCTGTGGCCCTTCACGGTGACGATTACGGCGCTGGCGGGCGTCACGCCGATCTCCTGCAGGAAGCTGCGTCGGAAGGTGAGTGCGGACTTGCTGCCTTCCTCAAATACAAGCGCACCATTGCCAGCGGAGACAGAGACATCCACTCGACGGACAAGAGCAAATTCGTCCATCGACGAACTCTGACCCTCTGAGAGTTTCTCAATCATGGCTGCAAGCCTTGGACTGAAATCCTCGACTCTGCAGCCAAGACCGGAAGCAAAACCAGCGGCCGCCTTGGGGCTCAGTGGTGTCTTGCCGCTCAGGAAGAGTGCAACGGCTCCCTGAGTGCCAATGCCAAATCGGTGAGCGAACTCAGCTTGAGTCGGCTTCCCGGGGGTTTTGTCCCAGATGGCTCGCAGAGCGCGCGACTCTGCCATGGTCTCCTCAGTGACCTTTGCTCGGCGGTGTTCTTTTTCAGCCATACCGGATGCTTCGATTCGTCTGTGAATCGCGCAACAAGCGGCGCTGTTGACCTTGAACATTAGCGGCGCATATACTGCGTCCATGAACCGTATTCGGACCATCCGCGACCGCCTGGGCGTCACGCAGGCTGAACTGGCGCTTGCCCTGGGCAAATCCCAGGGCAACGTGGCGTTCTACGAGAAAGGGCAGGTCATGCCGCCCGACGTGGCCAAGCGGCTGATCTCGTTCGCCGCCACCAAGGGCGTGTCCATTGCGTTCGAGGATGTGTACGGGCCGGCCGACGAGCCTGAACCCGCCGCCATCGTTCAGCCTGCTGGGCAGGGGGTGGTCAATGGCTAAGCCGCTGAAGCCGATTGCCTGGCGTCGTCGCTTGCAGTCGCACTGCACCTTGGGGCATGACTGGAGCCGGCCCACTTCGTTTGCAGGTGAGATTGGCGCCCCGGCCCGACAGCTATGGCCGCACCAAGACACGTCGGCGGCCAATACCCTCCAGTTGGGGCAGCCCGTCGGAAGCGTTGTCAGTGCGTCGACCTGCCGCGTGAGGTTGACAGGTGGCCTTCCACAGACATGTATGTCGCGAGACTCTGCACGAGCTCTGCCAGGTGATGGTGTGGAAGGAAGAACCACTCTGTCCACACCTCCTCTGCTCCAGGAGCTGGCTCCACCCGAAACCGGATCTGGTATCCGTCCGGTGTCTTCTGATCCGGTGGAAAAGTGACGCCTCTGATCTCTCTCTCGGTGATCTGTGGTCCGCGCAGCACGTGCGAGCCCAACGGTGTATCGCTCATGGGTCCGTCCTTCCTGAACGTCGGTGGTGGGGACTGCCATCGTAAGGGCCTGGACGGGCCCGCCCTCTGTTGATCTGGCGGCGGTCTGCATGTCCAAAATTTTTGGCTGACCGAGCCTCTCAACACCACACAACGAATTTGAGAGGCACTGCAAATGCACCAGGTATCCATCCCTGTCGCCGTCGCTCCGCACGAGGTGATGCGCAAGACCTCGCTGGGGGGCGCCATCGATCTCTGCCTGGAACTGGCTGGCGTGGAGCCCAAGCAGTTGCAGCGAGACCTCAAGCTCGACAAGGCCCAGTTCAGTCGCTGGCAATCCGGGCAGGAGGGCATCGTCTGGCCCCGCCTGAAGCTGGTCATGGACCACTGCGGCAATGATGCGCCGCTGCTCTGGCTCAACCACGACCGCGGCTACGACCTGGGGGCCATGCGCAAGGTCGAGTCCACCCTGGAGCGTGAGAACCGCGAATTGCGCGAGCAACGCGACGCGCTGCTGACCCTGCTGCGCAGCGCCAAGGGCTGATGGACAACTACCACGAGGTGCTGCACCAAATGGAGCAGTTCGGCATCAAGCTGCGCGGCAAGGACACGGTGAAGTTCCCCGTGCTGGCGCGGCGCACCACTTGCGGAGCTGGTGGCAAGTACTGGTACAAGCTCTACGAGTTCCGGCCCCGCGCGGGCGGCTGCTTCCTCGTCGGCTCATTCGGCAGCTACCGCGACAACACGCACGCCAAGGTGGAGGTCGACTGGCGCCCACTGGGCGAGGCCGAGCGCGCGCGCTTTCTGGCCGAGCGCGAAGCCGCGCGCAAGCGCGAGTTGGCGGCGCGTGAGGAAGAATCGGCCCGCGCCGCCATGACGGCGGCCGAGCTGTGGGCCTCGGGTTCGCGCAGTGGCACCTCGCCATATCTGCAGAGCAAGGGCGTGCAGGCCGAGGCCTGCCGCTACCTGCCGGACGGCTCGGTGCTGGTGCCGCTGTTGCGCTACGACCTGCCGCGCGAGCAGGCACTGCGCGCGGTGCAGCGGATCTACCCCGCGCCACGCAAGCATCCGCGAACGGGCGAGGCGCTGCCTCAGAAGGTGTTCACCAAGGGCTTCGCCAAGACCGGCTGCAGCGTACGTCTGGGCGAGATCGGGCCCGATTCGGCGTTGCTCATCGTGTGCGAGGGCTACGCCACGGGGCTGTCGATCCGCATGGCCACGGAGCACCGGTGGCCGGTGTTCGTGGCCTTGGACGCCTACAACCTGGCGGCCGTGGTGGCGCTGCTGCGCACGCTGTATCCGCGCACCTTCGTTCTGATCTGTGCGGACGACGACTGGCTGAGCACCGACCACGAGGGCCCGAACCCTGGCCGGCGCAAGGCTCGCCTGGCGGCCAAGCAGGCCGAGAACTGCGAAATCGTCTGGCCGGTGTTCACCGCGAGCACCCGCCAGCCCAAAGACACCGACTTCAACGACCTGCACCAGCGCGAGGGCCTTGCCGCTGTGCAGCGCCAGTTGCAGCGCGTGGTGGGCTTGATTCTGGAGCTGCTGGATTGACCGAGGCCGACGAACCGGCGGGCATGCCGACAACACCCCCCAAACCGCAGGACGCCAGCACTGGCGTGCCGGTGGGTGAGGGCGCGAGCACGCCAGAAACGCCCCAGGAAGCGTTGGGCGACACGGCGCCACCTAGCAATGTCGTGGCCCTCAACGGACGCGGCAAGCGCCAGCCCAAGGCCTCTCCGAGCACGAATGAAGCAGAGTCCCCCCCGCCCCCCGATAGCGCAAGCGCACCTTCACAGGGGAACGGGGGGGAGAAGGCCGGCGGGCGCGCCAAGCGCAAGATCGACTGGGGCCGCTTCACCTACCTGCTCGAGAACTTCGTGCTGATCTACCCGACCGACACGGTGTGGGATCACAGCAAGCGCAAGCAGGTCAAGATCAGCAACATGGCCCACATGTACGGCACGGACTACGTGCGCATGTGGAAGGCATCGCCCGACCGCAAGACCATCGACGAAGAGGATCTGGTTTTCGACCCGACCATGACGTGCGGGCCGGAGAAGATCAACCTCTACCGCGGGCTGGCGATCGAGCCGATCCCGGCCACCGAGACCGACGTGGCGCCGATGCTGGATCTGCTCTACCACCTGTGTGGCCGATGTCAGGGCGACGAAGCCGGCATCGAGGCGGTGATGCAGTGGGTGCTGCGCTGGCTGGCGCTGCCGCTGCAGCGGCCAGGCGCCAAGCCGCGTTCGGCGCTGGTGTTCCATGGGCCGCAGGGCACGGGCAAGAACCTGTTCTTCGACGTGGTGCGCGGCATGTACGGCGAGTACGGGATCATGGTCGGCCAGACCGAGATCGAGGACAAGTTCAACGGCTGGCTGAGCGCCAAGCAGCTGGTGATTGGCAACGAGGTGGTGAGCCGCCAGGAGCTGTACCACAGCAAGAACCGGCTCAAGTGGGTGATCACCGAGGAGACGATCCCCATCCGGACGATGCACACCGACAGCCGCAGTGAGCGCAACCACGCCAACGTGGTGTTCCTCTCCAACGAGCGGCAGCCGCTGGTGCTGGAGCAGGGCGATCGGCGCTACCTGGTGGTCTATACCCCCGTCCCCGAGGATGGCGTGCTCTACGCCAGGGTGCGCGACTTCCTGGCCAACGACGGCCCGGCGAAGTGGATGCACTTCCTCATGCACTACGACCTGGGCGACTTCCATGAGCACACCAAGCCGCTCATGACGGAAGCGAAGCAGGACCTGATCGACCTCAGCATGCGCTCCGACGAGCGCTTCATGAGCGAGTGGGTCGGCGGCTTCCTGCACTTGCCCATGCGCCCATGCTCGGCCGAACAGCTGTACCGGGCATTCCGTCGCTGGTGCGACGCCTCGGGCGAGCGTTACCCCCCTCCCCAACATGCGTTCACGCTGGCCGCGCGCCGTTGGGTGGCAGAGAGAGTGGAGCGAGACGACAAGGGCGAGCGTCTGGACCCGTGCCTCGACTACAAGGTGACCACCCTGCCGCCCGACCCGCTCACCTCCAGCGGCAGGCGTTCCATCCGCTGCTGGCTGCCGCGCGGCACCGGGCCGCTCAACGGCGTGAGCGAGGGCGCCTGGGTGGCCGAGTGCGTCGACGCCTTCGAGACGGCGCTGGGGCGCTTCCTGCGCAGTCGCGAGGGCGCCGAAGACTCACCTGAGGCCAAGTCGGGAGGGTCCAAATCGTGAGTGTGTTACGCCTCCCGCGTAACGGCGTTTCGCCGCAAACCCTCGTCGTTACGTGCGTTACGCGTGTTACGCCACCTCTTCCGCATGCGTGCGCACATGTGCAGGCGCGGGTGCGCGTGCGTACATGCACATGCACGCGGGAAAACCGCGAAACAGGCGTAACGCACGTAACGACGCGGCCTGCGGGCGTAACGCGCTCGCGCGCAGGCGTAACACGTCTGGTCTTCCCTTTCCCAAAAAAGAAAGAGGGTTGAAGGATGGACATCAACGTCAAGCACAACTTCCCCGAGGTGGCCACTGCGCTCAAGCGCGCACGTTCTCAGGTGCCGTTCGCGCTGGCCCGCGCGCTCACCAAGACCGGGCAAGAGGTGAAGGAAGCGCAGCGCGAGGAGATCAGCCGCGTGTTCGACAGGCCCACCCGCTACACGCAGAACGCGGTCTACCTGCGCCCGGCGACAAAGACCCGGCTGGAGGCCGTGGTGTGGCTGAAGGATGGGAACCGGCCCACGCACTACCTGCTGCCACAGATCGAGGGCGGTGCGCGCCCGCTCAAGCGCTTCGAGCAGCGCCTGGTGCGCGCGGGCTTGATGCAACCCGATGAGCGTGCAGTGCCCGGGGGCGGCGCCCAGCTCGACGCCTTCGGCAACATCAGCCGCGGGCAGATCACCAAGATCCTGAGCCAGCTCAAGACCGCAGCGGTGGTGGGCGACACGTCGAACGCTTCGGACAGCCGGCGCAGCCGCGCCAAGCGTGCACGCGAGGCCTACTTTGTGAGCCGGGGGCCTGGCGCCTGGACCGGCAAGGGCTCATGGAAGAACGGGCTGAAGTCGCAACACCTGCCGCGCGGCGTGTGGGTGCGCCGCAGCTTCGGTCCGTGGGGCACGGCTGTGAAGCCGGTGCTGCTGTTCGTGAAGAAGGCGGACTACCAGCCCCGCTTCAAGTTCTTCGAGATCGGCCGGCGGGTCATCAACCAGCGCTTCGTGGCCAACTTCAACGAGAGCTGGGAGATCGCGATGCGCACGGCCCGGCTCAGCGGCCAAGGGAGTCTCTTCGCATGAAACTTGCCAGGACGCGCCGGGGCCCCACCTCGACCGTGGGTCCTTCCCAGACCCTCCCGACTGAGGGTAATTCGGGGCCCGACATGGCGCTAGCGGAGCGGGCTGGGAAAAGTGAACGATCAGGTGAACTCGGGGGGGAATGGTGAACGGCCGGGTCGAACTGATCAGCCAGGCCGAGTACGCGCGCCGGCGCGGCGTGGCGAAGTCCGCCGTGGCCAAGGCTGTGAGCGAGGGGCGTATGTCGCTCATCGATGGCAAGGTGGACCCGCAGGTGGCCGACATCCAGTGGGAGCGCAACACGCGGGCACGAGCAGGGTCCGGTCGTTCCGCTGGACACGTATCCACACCTGGTGCGGATCTTCTCGATGGCGCCGGCGAGGAAGGTGCACCACCAGCAGCGCCCCCAGCTCAGCCGCCTGCCGATGGCTACTCGGCCGCCCGTGCGCGACGCGAGCACGCCGAAGCGGCCACCGCTGAGATCCAGCTCGCGAAGCTCAGAGGCGAACTGTGCTCGACGCAGGACGTGGCGCGGGCCGGCTTCGAAGCGGCACGCGAACTGCGCGATGCGCTCGAGTCTTCGGTCAACGCGCTCGCCGCCGAGCTGGCCAGCCTTGGCACTGCCGACGCTTGCGCGGCAGTACTGCGCCGCCACAACAGAGCGATCCAGGACATCCTGGCCAAGGCGTTGCGCGAGAAGATGAGCCTGCGCGTGGAGGGCGTGTGAACGACCTGGCCGACGGCTACCACCTCATGCTCGACGCGATCGCGCGCGGGGTCGAGCCGGATTCGAACCTGCCGGTGGACCTCTGGGCTGATGAGCACGCGATCATCCCGAAGGAGACCGGGGCATCCGAGCCCGGCCGCTACCGGACCTCGCGCACACCGCACGCGCGCATGCCTTCGCGAGCACTGAGCTCGGACCACCCCTGCAAGCGGGTCGTGGTGATGGGCGCGTCGCAGATGCTCAAGACCCAGGTGGCACTGAACTTCCTGGGCGAGACGGTCCACCAGCGGCCGAAGAACTTCCTGTGGGTGGTGCCAACCGGCAAGCTGCACAAGCGTGCCGCGGCCAGGATCGACAAGGTGGTGGCCGCCACGGCGCCGCTGCGCGAGCGCTTTGCCCGCCCCAGTTCGCGCACGTCGACCAACAACAACGACATCAAGGCCTACCCGGGCGGTGCGCTTTACATCGCCACTGCTGGAGCCGCAGCCAACCTGTCCGAGCTCTCGGTGACCTACGTGGTCTACGACGAGGTCGACCGCAGCCGAGAGAACGTCGGCGGCGAAGGCGACCCGCGCGAGCTGGTCGAGACGCGTCAGACCAGCCACGAGCGTGATCGCAAGAGCTACTACCCCAGCTCGCCGACCATCGAGGGCGAGTCGGCGATCGAGACCCTGTTCAAGCTCGGTACCCAGCGCGAAGCCCTGGCCGAGTGCATCCACTGCGGCCACGCCCAGCCGCTCGACTTCTTCAAGCTCATGCCCAGCGAGGACGGCAAGCGGGTGATGTACCCGTGCGAGGCCTGCGGCGGCCTGCACGAGGAAGGTGACAAGCCGCGCATGTTCGCGCGTGGCCTGTGGAGCGATGGTGTGCCTGGTGATGGGGAGACCGAGAGCTTCCACATCTCAGCCATGTTCCTGCCCTACGGCTGGCTGCCGTGGATCGCGCTGCAGCGCCAGTACGACGCCGCCAAGGCCAAGCTGGAGGAGGGCAGCGAGGAAGCCATGATCGTGTTCTACAACACGAGGCTGGCACTGTGCTGGGCGCGCACGAAGGAGACCACCAAGTACGACGCCTTGATGAACCGCGCCGAGGACTACCGCCTGGGGACGGTGCCGGCCGGTGGCGTAGTGCTCACCGCCGCGATCGACACGCAGGCCTACCGGCTGGAGCTCAAGGTGGTGGCCTGGGGCGAAGGCATGGAGGCCTGGGTGGTGGACTACCAGGTGGTGCACGGCAATCCGGCAGACCAGGGCACTTGGGACCGTGCCGATGAGATCCTCAAGGGCCGATACCGCCACGCCAGCGGCGCCATGCTCACCATCAGCGCGGTTTTCGTGGACTCCGGCGGCTCCAACACGCAAGACGTGTACGCCTTCACCACGCCGCGCCGCCGACGCAACGTGTTCGCGATCAAGGGCGCAAGCCGCCCGAATCGCCCGATCCTGAGTGCCAAGCCCACTCTGGTCGACGTCACCACCAAAGGGCGCACCGAGAAGAAGGGTGCACAGCTCTGGTTCGCTGGTACCGACACCGCAAAGGACTACCTTCAGGCGCGTTGGGCCCGAACGAGCGGGCCCGGGGCGGTCCACTTCTCCAGTGATCTGCCCGAGAGCTACTACAAGGGCCTGACCGCCGAGTACCGGACGTACGGCTACCGGCGTGGGCGCAAGGTCAGCTGGTGGGAGCAGAAGAAGGGCGAGGCCAACGAACCGCTCGACCTGATGAACTACAACCTGGCAGCCGCCCACCTACTCGGCCTGCACAAGAAGAACGAGCACGCCTGGCAGGTGTTGCGCGATCGACTCGTTCCCCAGTCGCTGGACCTGTTCTCGCAACCCGAAGTCATCTCAGAGCGGCCTGTGCCTGCACCCAGTGAGACTGCTGCCGCCAGCCCGGCGCCCAAGCCTGCTCCCACACCCGCGGCGGCCCCGGTGGTGAACGGCAAGATCTCGCTCAGTGGTTGGAAGCGAGGTGGCCGGTGACCGACCGCCAGCCACCTGCAGATGACCGTGAGCCCGACATCGTGCTCGTGGTGCTGCAGCGCGTGCGGGCTGCGGCGCCAACTTTCACGGAGGCGCAGGCGCAGGAGATCGAGGCGGCATTGCGCGCTGAGTATGGCGGCATGCGTGTGCGAATTCCTAAGAGGAAGAAGCACCCGAGTCCGAGTGAGCGGCAGGCGATCATGCGAGAGGCTTTGGGACCCGCGACTGATGAGGAGATCACGCAGCGGCACGGTATTCACCGAGCCACGCTCTATCGCATGCTGAAGCGCGGCACGCAAGATTGATGTCGCAAATTGCCCTGTTATGAGTTCGTGCCAAACACCAAAATCCAACGACACACACCAATCAAGTAGCGACGATGGCCGGAATCACACTAGCGCAAGCCCAGGCCCAGCTCGACGCCTACCTGGCGGCCGAGACGGCGGCCCTGGCCAAGAAGTCCTACACCATTGCGGGGCGCACGCTCACCTATCAGGACCTGAAGGCGATTCAGGAGGGCATCGAGCTGTGGAGCCGTCGGGTGGGAGAACTTACGGCGCGTGCCAACGGCCGCGGTCGCGCGCGAACGCTGGTGGTGCGCTGACATGAGCGCGCGCACCAAGCCTCACCCCCTGGCCCAGCAGAACCTGCTGGACAAAGCCATCGCGTACTTCTCGCCCAAGCGTGCGCAGCAACGGATGGCCGCGCGGGCCCAGCTGGCCATGACCGGCGGATACACAGGCGCACGCTACGACCGCGCGGCCCTGGCATCCTGGCGTGCAGGAGGGGGATCGCCCACCACCGACATCATCGCCGACCTGCCCACGCTGCGCGCGCGCAGCCGCGACCAGATGCGCAATGCACCGATCGCGGTTGGCGCACTCAACACCACCACCAGTCACACCGTGGGCACGGGCTTGAGCTGCAACCCGGCCGTCAACAGCCAGTTCCTCGGCCTCAGCGACGAGGAGGCCGCGGCCTGGCAGGCCGACACCAAATGGCGCTTCGAGGTCTGGTGCGGATCGAAAGACAGCAGCGTCGATCGCCGCCTGAACTTCTACGGCCAGCAAAGCCTGGCCTACCGCACCTGGCGGGAAAGCGGCGACTCGTTCGTTCTCACGCCTCGACTTGCGCGCGCCGGCCGCCCAGCGCGGCTCGCGCTGCAGCTGCTGGAGGCCGATCGCGTCTGCAACCCGAACCGCACACGTGACACGGACACCCTCATCGACGGCGTCGAGGTGTCCCCAGAAACCGGGGAGACGATCGCCGTATACGTGGCGAAGTACCACCCGGGCGACCTACATCTGAAGAATGAATGGCAGCGTGTGGCCGTGCGTGGCGAGAGCACCGGCCGCCTCAACGTACTGCACCTGTTCCGCCCACTGCGGCCTGGTCAGGTCCGCGGCGTTCCATGGATCGCGCCCATCCTCGAGCCTCTCAAGCAGTTGAGCCGCTACACCGACGCCGAGCTGAAAGCCGCTGTCGATTCGGCGATCTTCAGCGTGTTCGTGAAGATGGACCCGGACGCCTTCGACGATCTGTTCGAGGACGACGACAAGAGCAAGCTCATCAAGAAGGGGCTGGACTGGTCTGGTGAACTGGAAAGTGGCAAGGCAGTCAACCTGTTGCCTGGCGAGGAGATCCAGTCCAACACCCCGGGCCGACCGAACCCCCAGTTCGACCCTTTCGTGCAGGCCATCCTGCGCCAGATCGGCGTGGCCCTGGAGATCCCGTTCGAGGTGTTGGTGATGCACTTCCAGAGCAGCTACAGCGCTGCTCGCGGTGCGCTCCTCATGGCATGGAAGTTCTTCCGCGTCGAACGAGACTGGCTGGTCTCGGAGCTTTGCCAACCTGTTTACGAACTGTGGCTTGCTGATGAGGTCGCCGAAGGCCGCATCAAGGCTCGAGGCTTTTTTGCGGATCCGGCCGTGCGCGCGGCCTGGTGCGGCGCGCAGTGGACAGGCGACGGCCCCGGCTCCATCGATCCGCAGAAGGAAGTGCAAGCAGCTGAGAAGCGCGTGCAACTGGGCATCAGCACACTCGAGAGCGAGTCCGTCCTTCACGATGGCGTGAGCTGGGAGGTGAAGCACCGTCAGCGCGTGAAGGAGGTTCGAATGCAGCAGAGAGATGGCGTTTCGCCCACACCAGCTGCTGCTCCGGCACCGGCCGCGGCACCGGCACCAGCTGCTGCAGACGATCCCGAGGACGAGACCGACGAAGAAGAAGCGACAGCGAGCTGACTTGTCGCAATTTGCCCTGTTTTCGCGGGCCTGAAATTGAGAGAGTCACGGCACCGAATCTATTCGCGTGCCATGAACTATCCGCACCTCGCAGCTCGTATCTTCAATACGCCGCTGCTGATCCACCCTCAAAAGCTCGACGCGATCATCGCCGGGCTGGGTGATCGTCTGCTCGGCAGCAAGGTAGGACTGTCTGTCGATATGACCGAGGCGCAACTGCTGCCCGCAGATATGTTCAGCACGCGACGCGGAAAGCGCGGTGACATGGGTTACGTCGTCACCGATGGTGTAGCCGTCCTTTACGCGAGCGGCGCGCTCGTTCATCGTTCGCGCATCGACGCAGACAGCACCTACCTGCTTGGCTACAACGAGCTGGCAATGCAGCTGGAGGACGCGATGTCCAACCCGGAGGTGCATGCGGTTCTTCAGATCTTTGACACGCCAGGCGGCGAGGTAGCCGGCGCCTTCGAGTACGGAGATCGTGTGCGTGCGCTTCGCGGAAAGAAGCCCTTGTGGGCGATCTCTGACTCTCTTGCCGCTTCAGCGGGATATTTAGGGAGCTCGGCATTCGAGCAACTGGCCGTGTCGGTCACTGGCTACGTCGGATCGATCGGGGTGGTGATGCGGCACGTAGATCTGTCACGCCGTCTCGCGAATGATGGGATCAACGTCACCCACATCTTCGCCGGTGACCACAAAGTGGACGGCAATCCCTATGAGCCGCTTCCGAAGGAGGTTCGTGCCAGTCTTCAAGCCGAAGTTGACAGCATCTACGCAATGTTCGTCGACGCGGTCTCCCGTAATCGGGGGCTCTCGCCACAGGCCGTGCGCAACACCCAGGCGGATGTGTTTCGCGGCGAAGCCGCTGTTTCACTTGGCTTGGCAGACCGCTTGGCCACCACCGATGAACTGATCGCCGAGCTGGCTGCCAAGCGCTCCCGCTCGTTCCCTGTCGGGCAGACCGCCCGTGTCAACGCCAACCAAGGAGCATCCATGTCTGGCAACACCAAAGAAGGCGGTCAACTGGCCGTCACACCGCCCGTTGCGCCGGCAGCCTCATTCACGCAGGCTGATCTGGACGCCGCCCGCGCAGAGGGCGTCGCGGCCGGCGCCGCCGCAGAGCGTGCCCGAATCCAAGCTGTCGAAGAACAGTTGATCTCCGGCCACGAGTCGTTGATCAACACGATGAAGTTCGACGGCAAGTCCACCGGAGCCGACGCGGCTTTGGCAGTGAACGCTGCCGAGCGGAACATGCGCGCATCGGTGGTGCAAGCCAACCAGAGAGAAGCTCCGAAGCCGGTCGCGGTTGTTCCAGGCGCCACTGTCCAGCAGATCGCTACGCCTGGTCCGGATGCGAGCCTCTCCCTGGAGGATCGCTGCAAAGCAGCGTGGCAGGCAGACAGCAAGCTGCGCACCGAATTCACGAGCGAAGCCGCATACACCGCTTTCGTTCGTGCTGAAGAAGAAGGTCGGGCACGCATTCTGAAGCGCGGCTGATCAGATCCCCTCACCACTTCATCAAGGAACTCACATGAAACTCGCGCTGACTCTCTTCGCGCTCGCCCTGGTGGTGATCGCCTTGCTGTTCATGCCCACTGTTCTCGAGAAGGCTTCGGGCTTCTTCCGCTCTCTCGGAGAGCGTCTCAATGAACTCTTCTTTCAGTACCAGGTGCGCAACGGTCTGGTGCTGGGCATGGCCACGCTGGCGGCCGACAAGCCGCGGCCGTACGAGTTGGGCTCGATCCAGGAGTACCCGGTCATCGCCGCCGACATCATTTACGAGGGTGCCGCCGTCGGCGAGAACGCAGCTGGATACGCACGACCGCTGCAGGCGGGCGATCCCTTTCTTGGCTTTGCAGAATCAAAGGTGGACAACTCAGCTGGTGCCGCTGGTGCTGCCTCGGTTCGAGTTCGACGTCGCGGACAGGTCCAGATCCCTGTGACTGGCGCCAGCGCCATCACCACGAACGATGGTCCCTTGGTGTACGCCAGCGACGACGACACATTCACCCTCACCGCCAGCACCAACTCGATCATCGGCCGCGTCTCGCGGTGGGTCTCCGACGGGGTGTGCGTGGTCGAGTTCGACGCTGGCCTGGCTGCGGCCGAGGCGGCTCGCGTGGCCGGCGACGTCTGATCGCCGAGCGTTCCACTCCACATCGAAGACTCAACCAAGGAACACCATCATGAGTGCACAAGCTCTCTCCAGCCGAGCCATCATCGGCGAGTTCTATGCCACGCTCGAGCAGGACATGGGGGGCCTCTGGGTCCCTGGCGTGTCCAACTACTTCACCTCGGATCAAGAGCAAGAGATCTACAAGTGGTTGGGCCAGTCGCCGGCCATGCGCGAGTGGGTCGGTGGCCGTCAAGCCAAGGGTTTCCGCAGCGATGGCGTCACCATCGTGAACAAGGAGTTCGAGGCAACGCTCGAAGTCCTCGTCAAGGAAATGCGTCGCGACAAAACCGGTCAAGTAATGGTCCGTGTGCGCGAGTTGGCTCAGCGCACCAACGCCCATTGGGCAAAGCTTCTGAGCCAACTCATTCTGGCGGCTGAGTCGTCTGTTTGCTATGACGGCCAGTACTTCTTCGACACCGATCACGTCGAGGGAGAGAGCGGTGCGCAGTCGAATGACATCTCTGTCGACGTGGCGACGCCATCGGCGCCCACGGCCGGGGAAGCCGAAAAGGTGATCCTTGCCGCCGTGCAAGCGATCCTGGGCTTCAAAGACAACCAGGGCGAGCCGATGAACGAGGGCGCTCGGGAGTTCTTGGTCATGACCCCGATCTCGCTCATGAACGCGGTGGCCGGAGCCATTGGTGCGCAAGTGATCATGGATGGTGCTTCCGTGTCCCGTACCAACACCATCTTGACGCTCGGCACGCTGGGCGGCTTCACGATGCGCATGGCCGCAAACGCTCGACTCACCTGGACGGACAAGCTCGCTGTGTTCCGCACGGATGCAGAAACGAAGGCCTTCATCCGGCAAGAAGAAGAGCCCGTCTCCATCAGCGCGATTGCCGAAGGCTCCGAGCTCGAGTTCACGGAGAACAAGCACCACTACGGTGTGAAGGCGAGCCGCAACGTTGGCTACGGCTACTGGCAACGTGCTTGCCTGGCCACGATGACCTGAGCGAGGCCCGCATGAAGCTTGTCGCGACTTCAGTCGTCGCTCTTTCGGCGGGCGCGGTGGTTGGTCTTTCCAAGGACCAGGCATCAGCTCGCTCTCACGCAGTTTCGCCTGTGCCGGACCGTAAGGGATGGTATCTCGTCAAGGCCCAGGTCCAGTTCAAAGCGGGGGAGCAGTTCTCCTACGATGGCGAGCTTCCCAAAGGTATGGCGGAGACGCTCGAACCGGTCAAGCGCGGGCCGAGCAAAGCGGAGCAGTTGTCCGCCGCGCGTCAGGCAGTCGCCGCTGCCGAGCAGGCTTGTCAGCAAGCTGGCACCGATGAAGCAGCAGCCGCTGCCGAGTCCAAGCTCGCCGAAGCCAAGGCCGCACTGGCCGCTCTCGAAGGCTGAACCATGGCGTTCGTCGAGGACTACACCGCGTTCTTCCAGACCAACGAGTTCGCCTCGCTTGCGAACCTCAATGGTCAGGAGGTGCGCGGGATCTTCGACAACGGCTACCAAGCCTTCGAAGTGTCCTCTGGCGCCTTCGCGACCGGCCCGGTCTTCCTCATGCCCACCAGCGAGCTGCCGGCCAACGCGGTCGGTCTCGCGCTGGTCCTGGGCGCCGAAAGCTGGAAGGTCGTGGAGATCGAACCGGACGGCACCGGCTTGACCCTGTTGCGCTTGCGAAAGGCCTGACATGCCCCACGCCCAGCAGCAGATCCTTGCCGCGGTCCAAGCCGCCCTGGTCGCCGCGCCGCAAACCTCTGCGGCCGCCAACGTCTTCATCGATCGCGTCGATGCACTCCAACCCAGCGAGCTGCCCGCAATCCTGATCGAAGAGGACGAGGCCGGCGAGACGGTGGACGAAGAGACCGTGCACGGACTGCTGCGCCGTGAGCTGCTGGTATCGGTCAGCGCCATGGTCGCGCACGGCACTGCTGCCCCGGCCAACGCCCGCGACCTCGGCCTGCAGATCGAGAAGCGCCTGGCTTCCAGCACCGCTCTGCGCGCGTTGTGCAAAGCCGGCGTGCAGATCGCCAGTTCCCGCCACATCAACGCTGGCGAGGCCGACCGCCTGATGGCAGCGCGCCTGCAAGTCTGGCGCATGACCTACCTGGCACACCGTGCCACGCCCGACACCATTTTCTGACCCCTCAGGAGCTCACCATGTCCTTCGACGTCAACGTCTGGTCCAACGTGCAGGTCGCGATCCAGACCGCGCTGGGCGCAGCCAAAACCATCTCCGACATCAGCAAGGCCTCGCCCGCCGTCGCCGACAGCACCGCCCATGGCTTCACGACCGGCAAGATCGTGCTGCTGAAGATCAAAGGCATGCGCGAGCTCAACTGGCGCGTGGTGCGCGTCGGCGACGTCACCACCGACGACTTCGAGCTCGAGGGCATCGACTCCACCGACTTCCGCGACTTCGTCTCCGGCACCGCCGAAGAGGTGACCTTCGGTGCAGAAGCCGCCACGTTCCAGGACTTCAGCCCCAGCGGGGGCGAAGCGGCCGGTATCGGGATCAACACTATCCACGATGACCAGGACTTCGAGATCCCCGGCAACCGCACCCCGCTGATCATGCAGTCGAACTCCCTTTGGGTGCCCGATGACCCCGCGCTGGTGGCGATGAAGGGCTTCGACATGACCAAGACCCCCGGCTGTGCCCTGCTCGAGTTCGCCACCGGCGCACGCGTGCTCATGGCCGCGTACATGAGCGCGAATCTGGCGCCCGGCGGCGCGGCCGGTGCACCGGTCACCACCTCGGTGAGCCTGCGGGTGCGCGGCCAGTTGACCATGTACGCGGATTGAGGGCGCTCGCATGGCGCTTCTCAAACGCAACGAGGTCAAGACACCCTCCCTGCGCAAGGAGACCGTCACGGTCGAAGCGCTGGGCGGCGATGTCGTCGTGCGCGGTCTGTTGCTGAGCGAGCTGATCGAGCGACATCAGGTCGTGCAGTCCAGCAAGAAGCAGGCTGCCGGCGAAACAGCCGAGCAGGCCGCAGCGCGGGCCGGCGCACAGATCTGCGCGCTCACGCTGGCGAAGACCGTCTGCCTGGCCGACGGCGAGCCGCTCTACAGCGTGCACGAGTGGGAGATGTTTGGCGCGCAGCACCCGGGGCAAGCCCTGCAGCTGTTTCACGTGTCCGAGCGCCTCAGCGGCCAGGTCGCGGGGGCCGTCGAAAAAAACTAGCCACCCAGCCGGACCGGCGCTTCGCCTTCGTTCTCGCCCTCCGGCTGGGCTGCACTGTCGAGGAACTGGGCGAGCGCATGAGCGCACTGGAGTTTGCCGAATGGAAAGCCATCTTCGCCCTCGAGGAGCTGCACCCGGCAAGCCAACGCGCGCGCCACGCGCAGCTGCTGGCCTCGGCGCTCAACGGGCCGGCGAAGCGTCGCGACGGACGCGCCTGGCGCGGCGCCGACCTCCTTCCAGCGGACCCCTGGGCGAAGCTGGCGGCGCATCGCACCGCGCCCCGGCAGATCACCACGCAGCAGCTCGCATCACAGGTTGCTGCGCTTAACCGCCTGATCCAACCATGAACCCACGCATCAACCTCACCGCCCAGGACCGCACCGCCGCGGCCTTCGCTGCTGTGACCAGGCGCGTGGAGAAGCTCGGCTTTAACCTCGACACATTGAAGGGCACCGCCCTTGGCGCGCTGGGTGCGCTGGCCATCCCGGTGTCGGCCGCCGGCCTGATCTCGATGCTCAACAGCACGCGAGCGGTGGTCGATGGCTTCAAGGACCTGAGCGACGCCACCGGTTCATCGATCGAGAACATCAGCGCGCTCGACCGCCTTGCCCGCGAGACGGGCGGCAACTTCGATCAGGTCAGCACCACGCTGCTGAAGTTCAACCAGGTGCTGAAGGACGCCAACCCGGACAACGGCGCTGGCGCTGTGTTCAAGGCGCTCAACCTGGAGATCGAGGAGCTCAAGCGCCTGGACCCGGTGGAGGCGCTGCGTGCGACCGCCGTCGCCCTGCAGGGCTTCGCGGACGACGGCAACAAGGCCCGTGCCGTGCAGGAGTTGTTCGGCAAGTCGGTCAAGGAAGTCGGCCCGCTGCTAAAGGACCTGGCCGAAGCCAACGAGCTGGTCGCCACCATGACCACGGAGTCGGCCGAGGAGGTGGACCGCTTCAACAAGGAGATGGCCCGCCTGCAGGCCAACACCACAGACGTCTGGCGCAGCCTGAGCGTGGATGGCATTGCGGCGATGAACAAGATCATCGACCGCTTCAACGCCGCGCGCGCCAGCGGCAAGAGCTTCTGGGAGGCCCAGTCGGAGGGGTACTGGGCGTGGGTGCGCCAGATGTACGGCATCGAGGAGAAGCTGCCGCAGCGCTTCCAGCCCACCTTCAGCGCCGACGACCAGAGCGGAGCAGAGACGGCCCGCCTGCGCCGCCAGAACGAACGCCCCAGCCTGGCTGTGCCGGAGAAGCCCGAAAAGCCCAAGCCCCCGGGCACGCCCAAGGATCCGCTGGCCGAGTCCAAGCGCTACCTGGAGAACCTGCAACGCCAACTCGAATCGCTCGAGGAGCTCACCGCGGTCGAGCAAGCGCAGCGCGACCTCGCGCTGGGGCGACTGGGCAAAGTCACCGCCGAACAGGAACGCCAGATCCTGGCCACCGCGCAGCAGATCGACATGGAGCGCGAGCTCGCGGCCGCCACCAAGGAAGCCGACGACCTGCGCCAGGAGAGCGCCCGCAAGGCGCGTGAGGCGGCCGAGGATCGCCGCCAGACCCTGGAGGACCTGGTCAACGCCGGCGCCACGGCCAAGCTGGAGAAGCAGCGGGCCGTCATCCAGGAACTCACCTCCGCGTACGAGCGCCAGGAGAAGGGTCTCTTCGACGGTGCCGATGCGCAGCAGAAGTACACCGAGGCGGTGCAGGCCTATCTCGGTATCGCCGACGAGCAAGCCCAGAAGATCTCCGAAGTCGACCAGTTCACGATCCGCGCCGCCGAGAACATCCAGGACTACCTGGGCGAGTCGCTCTTCAACGTGCTGGAGGGCAACTTCGACGACATCCTCGGCAGCTTCATGTCGATGCTCAACCGCATGGTGGCCGAGGCTGCGGCGGCACAGCTCGCGAAGCACCTGTTCGGTGGGCTGGTTGGTGGCGGCAGCGGCTCGGGCCTGCTGGGCAACTTCCTCGGCACGGCCGCCGGCGCCCTGTTCGGTACCGGTGGCACGGCCGCGGTGGCCAGCTCCATGGGCGGCAACTCGCTCGACAACTTCCTGAGCCTCAACGGCAACTTCAGCGGTGTGAGCGTGCCCAAGTTCGACGTCGGGTCGGACTTCGTGCCGCGAGACATGCTCGCCGTCGTGCACCGTGGCGAAGCCATCATCCCGGCCGCCGAGAACATGCAGGGCGGCGGTCGCGGGGACACCACGATCAACTTCTCCATCCAGGGCCCGATCGATCGGCGCACTGAAGCGCAAATCGCCAAGGCCGCTGCGAGGGGTCTCCAGGCTGCTCAAAGGAACATGTGATGTCGTTCTACGAGGAGCTATTTCCCGTTGGCATCTCCAGGAACATGCAAGGCGGCCCAGCCTTTCTGGCAATGGAGGCCAACACCATTGGTGGCAATCGGTACACCAACCTGCTCGACCCCTATCCGCTGCATGAATTCAGTCTGGCACACCCGGTTCGCACGCGCGAAGAGTTCGAAGAGCTTCGCGCCTTTTTCTGGGTAGTTCGTGGCATCGACGGCTTCCGGTTTCAAGATCCTTCGGACTACCTGGCAACGCCAGCCAACACCTCGCTGACCCTGATCAGCGGGACGACGTGGCAGCTCAACCGCATCTACGTGAGCCCGGGCCGCACCGCGATTCGTCCGATCTACAAGCCCGCGTCCGGTCTGAAAGTCTGGCGAACCCGCAGCGGCGTGACGAGCGACATCACCGGCACCAGCACGATCACGACGACCAATGGCCAGGTGGTGATCGAGAGCCACATGAGCGGCGATACGTACACGTGGTCCGGTGAGTTTCACATCCCCGCCGCGTTTGCCGAGCCTCGCGCTCTATTTCGCGTGCTCGGTGGTTCATCCATGCTCACCGAGTGGCCGGACATCACGATCCGTGAGACGCGGGAGATCGCATGAGCATCCCTGCCGCTCTCCAGGCGCACTACGACACCGGCCACACATGCATGGGTGTTGCTCTTCTCATCCAGCGCAAGGACGGTCAGATCTACGGTATGAGTTCGACCGGCAAGCCACTGGTGCTGGACATCACGCCTTGGGACCTGGCGCCCTGGTCCTTGGCCGGTGAGACCGCGTTCGCGTTTGACGCCACCCCCGGGTTGAACTTCTCTGATATCGAGAGCTCTGCGGGCTTCGAGGTGGACAACGCCGAGATCACCACACTTAACGACGGCGGGTTGTTTACCGAAGCCGACATCCTTGCAGGCCGCTGGTTCGGGGCACGCTTTAGGCTGTTCTTGTACCGCTGGGACGTGGAGACCCCCACGATCGCCAACGATGTGGAAACGCTGAAGGTTGGCACGCTTGGTCAGCCGCAGTGCGACCGCACCAAGGTGACGGTGGAGATGCGCTGTCTGAAGCAACTCCTGCAGCAGCCTATCGGCATCGTTTCCCAGCCGACCTGTCGTGTGCGTTTTGGGTCGCAAGGCGAGGCGCAGTGCAACAAGGACCCAGCGCCGTTCACCTTCTCGTTGACCGTCACTGGCGTGACGAGCAATCGTGTTTTCACCGCCAGCGCAGCCACCCAGGACCCCGACTTCTTCGGCTACGGCTTTCTGCGCTGGCTGACCGGCGCGAACGCGGGGCTTGAGGTTCAGGTCAGTGAGTTCGAGGCCGGCGTGTTCACGCTCACCGCGCCAATGATCTTCGACGTCGAGATCGGCGACACCTTCGAGGCCGTTGCGGGATGCCGCGGCCGTCGTGCGGACTGCCGCGACAAGTTCGACAACATCCACAACATGCAGGCCGAGCCCGATCGGCCCACGACGGACCGCGTATTCAGCGGCAAGGGCGGATGATCACCAGAGAACAGATTGTCCAGGCTGCCCGCGCCTACCTGGGTACGCCGTACCTGCACCAGGGGCGCGTCGCTGGCCCCAATGGTGGTATCGACTGCGTGGGTCTGTGCGTGTGCGTTTCGTGGGACCTGGGCGTCAAGCCGCGTGGCTGGAACATCACCGGGTATCGGCGCATTCCAGACGGTTACAGCCTGATGCGCCACCTCACCGAGCAGATGTCCGCTCAGGTCTCCCAGTCGGCCATGCAGCCCGGCGACATGATCACTTTGGCGTGGGACCGCCACCCGCACCACGTGGGCATTCTGGGCGACTACCCGCACGGGGGGCTTTCCCTGATCCACGCCGATGGCCACTCGCGCAAGGTCGTCGAGCAGCGGCTGGTCTTCAGCGATCGCGCCAAGTTTGTGGCGGCCTTTGCTTTCCCAGGGGTCGGCTGATGGCTGTCGCGATTCCATTCATCGGCGCAGCTGTCGGTGGCGCAATCGGCGGGACTTTCCTTGGCGTCAGTGCTGCGACGATCGGCTACTTCGCCGGCTCCCTGCTGGCCTCTGCACTGTTCAAGCCGCCCAATCAGCAAGGCCCACGTCTGGGCGATCGGCGCATCGTCGGCACCGAGTACGGGCAGGCGATTCCCTGGCTGGCCGGATCGCCTCGCCTCGCTGGTCAGTACATCTGGGTTAGCAAGCTGCGCGAAATCGCCAACACGCAGAAGGTCGGCAAGGGCGGCTCCCAGAAGGTCACCACGTACACCTACGAGTGTGACGTGATGATCATGCTCTCCGAGAACGTCACCGAGGGCGTGGCCCGCGACTGGCTCAATGCCGAGCTCATCCGCAACAACTCGCGCGTGAAGTCCAGCTTTGCCGATGCGGTGACGGTCTATACCGGCGCGCCCGACCAGATGCCGGACCCGACCTATGAGGCGGCGGTGGGGGCGGAGAACGCTCTGGCATACCGAGGCCGCACGACCATCGTGATTCGCGGCCTGCAGCTCGGCGGGGGAAAGCAACTGCCGAACCTCGAACACCAGGCGGTGAAAGAAGGGCAGCTGATCGTCGTTCAAGACTTTCAGGACTACAGCCAGAACCGCTTCGTGGTGACGCGCGACACCCTCAACCCCGCCGCAGGCTTTCAGGCGTGCACCACTGACCAGTTCAAGTTCGGCCAGTCGGGCTACTTCATCAACGGCGGCCCCACCGGCAGAGAGCCTGGTCTGATCGTCGGAAACAGTACCGATGTCGTGGACATCGGAGCCGGAGATTGGTTTGTCGGCTGCTGGTGTTGGCTGGAGGACCGTAACGTTTCGCCGCGCGGCACCATATTCGCCAATCAAGTCAACACCGTGCCCATCAATGGCATCTGGCTTCAGGTGCTCAACAGTGGCTCCAATCTTCGCTGCAATGTGAGGAACGACGGAAGTGCCGGGCCGACCAACCAGTACATCCTGGAGAGCGCGACCGGATGTCCCGTCGAACAGTGGTTCCACGCCGCGGTCGAGCGCAGCGGGACGACGCTGACGCTGTACCGCGATGGCGTGATCGTTGATCAGATCACCGGGATTCCATCGGACTATCGCCTTGACCCCAATCAGCTCTGGTCCATCGGCGGAAGCCCTACGGGCAGCGCCGACAACTTCGGCGGTTATCTGGACGACTTCGAGTTCAGCACGGTCGCCCGCTATGGTGGCCTGGCGTTCACGCCTCCAACGTCTCCGCACGTGCCAGATCAGCACACGCAGATCTACGTTCCGTTCAACAGCCCGACTCAGTTGATCCCAGGTACCGAGCCGCTTGGGTCGGTCATCCAGCAGATGCTTTTGCGCGCAGGTTACTTCGGCGGTGAGATCGACGTCGATGCTGCGCTGGATACAACCGAGGTCTATGGCTACGTGACGGGTGAGGTCACCGGCACGCGCGCGCATCTGGAGACGCTGCGTCCCTTCGGAAAGTACGAGTCTTGCTGTGTCGACAAGCTCTATGTATTCCCTCGGTCCACGACGCCAGTTGGCACGATCGCTTGGGAGGACCTCGGAGCGTCTGAATCGCCTGACGCGACAGAGCCCTTTCCCTTGCAGCTTGGCAACGAGACCGAACTGCCAGGCCAGATTGCGTTGAAGTACCGCAACTGGTCTGCCGACCAGAACGTTGGCACCGAGTTCAGCGATCGCATCATCAGCACCCAGTTGAGCACGCAGGCGGTGGAGATGCCGTTTGTGATGACGCCTACGCAGGCCAAGAGCACCGTGGAGGCGATGCTGCTTGACCTGCTGGCTGGCTTGGGCAAGGTGACGATCAGCACTGGTGGGCGCAAGTACGCGTATGTGAAGCCCGGTGACATCGTAGAGGTCACCAATCCGGCCGGCCGCACCTTCCGCCTGCGAGTGCTCAGCAAGCGCGATTCGATCGTGATGATCGAGTTCCAGTGCACGCTGGATGACGCCAGCGCGCTCAATCCGCCCGCGATCACTTACGACGGTTACATCAGCACGGAAGACCCGGCACGCGTCCCTCCTGCGCTATGGGAAACGCTGCCCATTCCTGCCCTGGCTGACGGTGACGCGACCCAGCCAGGGCCCTACATCGCCATCTCGCCCGACAGAGTCGACGACAACGACGACTACCCCGGCGCGGTCTTCGTGCGGGCGAAGTTCCCAGAAGCCTACGAACAGGAATTCATCACTGCTGACGAGTGCGTGATCGGGGCCACGCTGACCGAACTGCCGGCTTTCGACAAGGGAAGCACCGCGGTCCAGTTCGATGCCAAGGTGCGTGTGCGGGTTCGCGGAGAGCTGAGCAGCTCCACCTGGGCTGACATCTTCGTCGACCGCACGATCAACGCCGCCGTGATCGGCAACGAGCCCGTTCGCTTCATCCGCGCAGACTTTGTGCAGGCCGACGGTGCGTTCAACATCTACGACATCTCGCAGATTCTTCGCGGCCAACTGGGGCAGGAGCACGAGATCGTCGAGCACCCGATCAACACGCGCTTCGTGCTGCTCAACAGTTCGCTGCGCCGCATGGTCAACGAAACGACCGATATCGGCCAGACGCACCAGCTCAAAGCCGTCACCCTCAACACGTTGCTCTCCAGCGTGGACGGCGAGGACTTCACCGAAGACAGCGTGGCGCTCAAGCCCTACAGCCCGTGGAGCTTGCGCGCCTTGCCCGATGTGTCGGACCTCGCCGTCACCTGGCGGCGTCGCTCCCGGCTGGTGGCGCGATACACAGACGCCGGCACCTTTACGCCTTTGGGCGAGAGCGCTGAGGCCTACCGCGTGAAGGTGTACGACGGCGCCACCCTGGTGCGGACCTCAGACGTCACCAGCGCTGACTGGACGTATCCAGCGGCCGACATCACCTCAGACGGCTTCGCCTCCGGCGATCCCATCACCATCACCGTGCAGCAGCTCTCCGACCTGGTCGGCGAGGGCTTCACGGCCACCGTGGAGACATCTGCACCATGAGCGCACCTCGCGTACCTGGCGGAAACCCCGCCGACCCTTTCCCGATCGTCAACGAGGCGCTGAACATTCTTGCCCACCAGGAGGTCTTTGGCCGCGACCCTGAAACGACCGCTGGGCTGGATTGGGGCTACCTCGGCGGCAGATGGGGCGGCTTCACCGTGGTCGCCGACGTCGAGACGCTGACCGACGACGACGTGACCTACATGGTCGTGGAGCGCGCCACCGGCGCAGTGAGTTTCAGCACCGCGACAACGAACTGGAACAACCTTGCGGACTACGCACGGGTGTTCGAGCTGACCGCTGCGTCGGGTGTGGTGACCGCAGTGGACTATCGCGGCGGCCCAGGTGGCGTGCATGGGCAGGTGCCTGCCGGTGCCGGATCGGTGCAAGCCATCATCATCGCGGTCGGCGACGAGACCAGCGATCTCACCACCGGCACGAACAAGGTGCGGTTTCGAATGCCCTACCCATTCACGTTGAGTGAAGTCCGTGCCAACGTGAATACGGCGCCCACCGGGGCCAACATCGTCGTGGACATCAACGAGAGCGGATCGAGCATTCTGTCGACCAAGCTCTCGATCGATGCTACCGAAAGCACAAGCACGACCGCTGCCACACCCGCGGTCATCAGCGATGCGGCGCTGGCCGACGATGCCGAAATGTCCATCGACATCGATCAAGTCGGCAGCACGATCGCCGGTGCTGGTTTGAAGGTGGCCTTGATCGGGACCAAGACGTGATCCGACGCGACACCGACATCATGGCAGCGCTCAGAGCGCGCCAGCGCGGCTTTCTGTTGAACCCGTTTCGCTTCGGCGGCGGCGCCGGGCCAGCGACGGACCCGTTCTTCAGCAGCACAGTGCTCAACTGCCATTTCGACACCGACAGCTCATGGACTGACAACAGCGCTTCACCCAAGACGTTGACCGCCACCGGCACCATCGGCTGTGTATCCAGCCCGGCAAAGTTCGGCAACTCGTTGTCCGTGAACAGCAGCCAGTCCAACTATCTGAGCGTTGCGGCGTCAAGTCAGTTCATCTGCGCCGGGGAGTTCACCTGGGAGTACTGGATTTACAGCAACTTCTCGTCGCAGATCTTTGTGGTTCAGCAAGCCTCCCATTGGGCCCTCCTTGTGAACACAGCCGGCGCTCCGAGCATTGCATGGGGCGGTTCGCAGCGGCTTTTGCTGAGTGACTTAACCGTGGCCGACAACACCTGGACGCACGTGGCCTTTTGTCGCGACTCGTCCAACGTCATCACTGGCTACGTCGGCGGAGTCAAGTCGGCTGATACAGCAACAGTTTCAGGCAACGCCGGCGGCAATGTCACGTTGCGAATCGGGAACAGCAACGTCATCGGTTCGACGCAGAAGTACATCGACGACCTTCGTCTTACGCGTGGTGTCGCTCGCTACAACGCCAGTTTCACGCCGCCATCGGCGCCGTTTCCGGATTCTTGAGCATGACCAATACCGATTTCGACTTCCTGGCGCTGCAAGCGCGCAACAAGGCAGGATGAGCATGAAGCAAGAAGCTTTTGACGCAACCGCCGCTGCCCTGGGCAGCAAGGCCACCTACACCGGCGCGGCAACCACCACCGCAAGTTGGCTACTCAGCAGCGAGTTCGGCGTTCTGTTCGGTCTGCTGCTCGGTGCCTTGGGCTTGCTGGTCAACATGTACTTCCAGCACCGCAGGGACCGCCGGGAGGAGCGTGAGCACTTGCGCCGCATGGACCGCATGAAGTCCACTCAACCAGGAGATCTGCAATGAAGCTCGTCGAAGACTGGAGGCGTGCATGGCGCTGGTACTCCATGTGGGCGTTCTCTGCCATCAGCATCATCAGCGGCGGCAGCGGCATCCTGGTGCACCTCACACCGACCATGCTGGGTGCCAAGGTGTTGTTCATGCCCACGTGGACCTGGGCTGAGGTGGTGGCCTCGGTCATCGCCTTCCTGGCGATCACGGGGGGCATCGGCCGCCTCATCAGCCAGAAGCCGGAAGTCGACATCGAGGTGGGCACATGAAGAGCCCTCGCGCCACTATCGGTACGCTGGTGCTCAGTGCGGCGTCTTTGATCGGCATCGCCATCAACGAAGGCTACACCGACAAGGCCATCATCCCCACCAAGGGAGACGTGCCCACGCTGGGATTCGGCACCACGACGCGGCCCGACGGCTCCCCGGTGCGCATGGGCGACACCACGAACCCGGTGGAAGCCCTGCAACGCAAGGCGCGCGACCTGCAGCGCTTCGAGGGTGCGCTCAAGCAATGCGTCACCGTGCCGCTCTATCAGCACGAGTACGACGCCTATGTGGACATGGCCTACAACATCGGCTCGGCCGCCTTCTGCGGCTCAACCATGGTGCGCCGGCTCAACGCTGGGGACTACCAAGGCGCGTGCGACGCCATCCTGATGTGGAAGCGGGTCGGGCAGCAGGATTGCTCGGTACCCGGGAACCGCGTCTGCTGGGGCCTGTGGCAGCGCCGCCTGGCCACGCACAAGCAGTGTCTGGGGTAAGGCCGTGATCTACACCCACGCCGCTGCGGCGCTGGCCGGCCTGGCTATCGGGTTCACCGGTGGCTGGTGGGTGCAGGGCTGGCGCCATGACTCCATGGAGCTCGAACGCCAGGAGACGGCGCGCGAGTCCGGCCGCCTGGCGGCCCGCGCCGCTGAAGCCGTCAGCGCGCGCCACGAGGACGACAAAGCCGCGCTGCGTGCCGAGTTCAAGCCCATCTACAAGGAGGTGGAAGTTGTTGTCCAGAAGCCTGTGTATCGCAACGTGTGCCTGGATGCTGACGGCCTGCGCCTCCTCGAGCGCGCCGTACGAGGTCCAGCCACCGCCAGCCAACCTGCGTCAGCCGTGCGCGGATCTGGCGCCACCCGCTGACGGCACGAGCGCGGCGATGTTGCGCTGGTCGATCAACACCGCAGAGGCCTACCGCGAATGCCAGCAGCGCCACCGGCGCCTGGTGGAGGCGTGGCCACGCTGAACCGACAACCCGCAGTTGTCTCCAGGGCGGGCGACCGCCCTTTGAGCCCGCCACCCACCAAAGGTTGGCGGGCTTTCTTCTTTATCGCAGGAGGCTGCCGTACGGGGACGGCTTGTGCTGCTCGTTCAGCGCCGGTGCGAAAGCCCTGATCATCGCTGCTTCGACGTTGGAGCGTTCCCAGTCGTTCCGGAGCAAGCAGATCCCGACGTGGGTCGCCCCGCGCCGCGCTGCTTCATCCCACCGTTCATGGAACGGGAGGCGCTGGGCAAGGTTCTCTGTTTTGCCAACGTAGTGAAGCAGCCACTTGCTGTACCCGGCGGCTGGCGGAGTGAGGAACAAGTAAACCCCTCCTGACTGAGTCCAAAGGCTCAGCTTGGGGTAAGCGCCGAAGTCATAGCGCAGACCATCGATGGTCGTGAAGGAGATTGTCGGTACCACTGGTCGTCCTTTCGAGACGGTGAGCGATCGACCATCCAAACGCACCAGACCTGTGGCAATATTCCCTTGCGATCGGATCCCACAGATCCAGCACCCCCGGTCGACCAGATTGGGGTTGACAAAGCCGGCCTGCCAGCCGGCTTTGTCGTTTCTGGACGGCACCAATGTATATGGTGTGAGCGGGGGCATCAAGGCACTACCGGTAGTGTTTTTCATGGGCTTGGTGCTGTCCTGAGCTTCATAGAGCCACACACGAAGGACCTTCAACTTCTGTACCCGTACGTACGGGTTCTGTGCGGCTCCTAGAGCGATTTCGCTCCGCAGCCCGCATGACGCCTAGCTTCCGTCCTCTAGGCGCTTTCCGACGAGTGGTTGCTTTGCTACCACCTTGGACATGTCGACTGCACGTACTCGACTGGGCCAGGCCATCGAAACCCTGTCACGAGCCTTTTCGCGGTGGGTACAGTGCCCATGCATGAACACCGACGAAACGAACGGGATACTCGTCCAAGTCCCAGGCGCAACCATCAGCGAAGCCCAGAACACGCTGCCGCCTGCCGGGCCAGACGTGCCTGAGGTGATGTATGTTGAAGTGGGGTGCTCAGGTGTCGGCGTGGTGCGTATCCGGTACCGCGCCAAGAAGAGCCCCAGGCGGGGTTTCTCGAACTGGTTCTGGGTGGCTGAGCATGCAGAACGCGTTGAAAACCTGCCCTGATCTTTGGAATACTGCCCGAGGCTTCCCAGGGAAACTGCACTTCTGTCGCGCAGTTTTTGGAATATCAATTCAGCGCAGAAGACCCGCTATTACTCACATTTGGCATAGGCCTGTCACGCCGGGGGTCGCGGGTTCGAGCCCCGTCCACTCCGCCAGATTTCCCGAACGGGGCAAGCACTTAGCTGTGCTTGCCCCGTTTTTGTTTTTGAAGTCTGGAACCGTTTCGGACATGCGTTTTCAGGCACGCGGCCAGCCATCCCCCTTGGCGGCCTGGCGGCATCGGCCCGTGCGCGACGGCTCAACGCCGCCAGGGTACAGGGTTGACAGAAGCATTGCGCCGCGCCCACACCTTGATGTGCATCAACGGACCCGGACCTCGGGATCTGGATACTGATTCGCATGCGTGGCATTCGCGCATGAGGTGCTGCGCCTCGTCATGCAGTGCTCACCAGCCCTGGAACGTTCATTACAGGCGGAAGGAGATCCCATGTTCCCTGAGTACCGAACGCTCATCACAACCCTCAAGCAGACCGATCAGCACTTCACAAGGTTGTTCGACAAGCACAACGACCTTGATCAGCGGATCAAGAACATGGAGGGGCAGATCGAGCCGGGAACCGGGTTGGAGATCGAGAACCTCAAAAAGGAGAAGCTGCGGCTCAAGGACGAGTTGTACGCGCTGCTGAAGAAGGCGAGCGGTCACTGACGATCCCGGATCCTGTTCATGCAATCTGACCGGGAGCGCTCATGAGGTCCAGGATGAAAGCCGCCGTCTTCGTCGAAAAGAACCGCATCGAAGTGGTCGACAAGCCCATACCCGACGTGGGCCCCAACGATGCGTTGATCCGCATCACCACCACGACCATCTGCGGCACCGATGTGCACA